AAGATGGAGGATCGCCTACTGCTAACAGCGTGGAAGCCAATACAAGCAAGTCTAAAGGCAGACCTTGATCGGTGGGAGGAAATCAGAAAGAAGCGAGCGGAAGCAGGTAAAAAAGGTGGTAAGCAAACCAAAGCAAAACAAGCAAATGCTTCTTTTGCTAAGCAAAACGAAGCAAACGAAGCTGTAACTGTAACTGATACTGTAACTGTAACTGATACTGTAAATGTAGAAGAGGGAAGTAAACTTCCCCCTTCTACTGGGGCGGGGCCAACTTTTGAAGATTGGAAAGCATACTGGAGGCTCAAGGGTAAGAACGAAAATCACATCGACTGCGAAAACGCTTGGAACTATTACGAGGAAAGAGGGTGGACTGATAAGATGGGAAACAAAGTGGTGAATTGGAAAAACAAAATGACCAATCTTTCGTGGTTTAAAGAATGCCCAAGCGCGTCTTTTGATTTAGATTCGGAGCATTGCAAAGACAACCCTCCCAAAGATTGGCTCGACAACATGATAAACCGTTGGGGCTTTACACGAAAGCAGGCCAAAGACGATTGGCGGAGGCTGCGAACACACAGGGCAGACTACTACAACCCACCCAAGATTAACCCCAGCGGATTATGAGCGGCATCATTTGGAAAGACCTCAACTTTCGGAGGTCATCAGGAGAAGAACGGATAGTATGCCCCTACTGCTCACCCGATCGAAAGAAGCAAAACGCTAAAGACCTTGCCGTAAACCACGACAAAGGAGTAGCCCTTTGTCACCATTGCGGAAGATCAGGAAGCCGCGACCCTTACAAAGAATACAACCTGCCGCCTCAAGGATGGGACAACCACACCACCCTAAGTGATGCCCTTGTCAAGTGGTTTGAAAGCCGAGGCATCTATCAGAAAACCCTGCAAGAGTGCAAAATATCCGAGGAACGCGCCTACATACCAGCACACCAACGGGAAATGAACTGCATCAGCTTCAACTACTTTTACAAAGGGCAGCTAGTAAACAAGAAGTACAGGTCCGCAGATAAGCACTTCACTCAGATTAAAGGGGCGCGAAAAGTATTCTACGGCATTGATGATCTCACCGAGGACACCGCCTACATCGTTGAGGGCGAAATGGACAAGCTCTCAATGTGGCAAGTAGGTATAAAGAACTGCATCAGCGTACCCAATGGAGCCAACGACCTCACCGAGGTATTTGAGAACTGCGATACATCCCACATCAAGAATTGGATTATCGCGGTGGACATGGACGACAAGGGCAAAGACCTCGAGCATGAGCTACTCAAGCGATTCGGCCGGCACAACTGCAAGCGGATAAACTTCATCGGCAAAGATGCAAATGAGGATTTACAGGGCGGGTATCTACTCAAGAGTATAAGCAAGGCCACAGAGTACCCCGTCGAAGGAAGCGTTACCGCTGAGGATTACCAAAGCGACATTCTGCACTACATAAAGACCGGTCCGCGCAAACCTTTGATGAGCGGGATAGAGGGCATGGATGAGTTCTTTAACACTTTGCCCGGGCAGTTCAATCTGATAACAGGCATTCCAGGGCATGGTAAGTCTAATTGGCTTGAGTGGTATATCCTGAATATGTGCCTTCACAACAATCATAAAGTGGCGTTTTTTACGCCTGAGCATGGAAGCACCAGCGATCACCTTGTCACCTTGCTTGAGAAGGTAGTGGGCAAGACAGCCGACCCGAAATATCAAAGCCACATGAGGGAAACGGAAGCCCTTCAGGGTATTGATTGGCTGAAGAATCACGTTAGGCACTTGGAGTATAAAGGGGAGGGGAGGCCAACGGCAGAATGGATTTTGAAGAAATTCAGCGAGCACGTCAAAGTGTACGGCACGGAGCATTTTGTGATTGATGCCTTTAACAAGATGGGCGTTGAGGTTGGGAACCTTTCAAGTATTGCGGGGGTGCTTTCTGATCTTGCCCTATTCTGCCAACAGCACCAAGTGAGCGTGTGGCTAGTGGCTCACCCTACCAAGATGAGGAAGAAAGACAAGAGCGACTACTACGAAGTGCCGGGCCTTTACGATGTCAAGTATTCGGGGGACTTTGCCGATCAGATACACAACGCGCTCACAGTTTACAGGGATTTTGAGAATGGAGGCTTGACAAGGGTTTATGTGCTGAAGAAGAAGATGAGGCATCAGGCGGGCTTGGTAGGCATGGCCACGACTTTTGAATGGGAGGGAGGTTCTGGAAGATTCAAGCATTCCCACCAAAACAACACGGGCGGCAGCTTCATACAGGAGAAGCAGAAGAGCGTATTCGATGAACCGGAAGAGCCGCTATTTGATAACGGCCACGTTGGCGATTTACCATTTTGACGATGAGATACACACTTTGCATAAAGGGCAAGCCCGACCGCGACTACTTAACACTTCAGGAGGCGGAGAAGGTTATCGAGAAAGAGCTAGGGGCGTTTGACAAGATCAACGACTACCTGCAAAGAAATAAGCACGTCAGGCGCAGCTATGTGTGCGCGAGGGGGAATGCGATGGTGATGATTGATAAGTGATGCAAATAGTATCGGATTTATTTTGTATCTTTGCTGCAAATAAAACCTAAAGCGATGAGCGATTACGATTACATTAACCCAGCCCACTACCAAGAGTTTTCTATTGAGGTCATAGACATGATGGCCGCTATTTGGGGAAAAGAGACAGCTGCCGCACATTGCGAGATGTGCGCGTTTAAGTACAAGCTGAGAGCGGGAAGCAAGCCCGACCAACCGATTGAGCGCGATCTCGATAAAGCCGCGTGGTATTTGTCAAAAGCTAAAGAACTGAGAGCATGAGTTGGGTGTTGTCAAGCGAAAGGCTTCCAAATCCGCTCGAAACGGTTTGGATTACAAACGGGAAAGGGTGGACATCACTAGGCTGCTTTATTTTGACACCTGAAGGCAGTTGTTGGGCGGAAACAAACGGTTTAATATACGAAAAGGATGGGGAAATAGTCAGCGAATGTGAGGGCGATGACCTTGACGTTGTAGCGTGGCACCCACTACCAAAACCGTATAGAGATGCCTGAGCCAAAGTACACCTACGTCATCAGCGACCAATTCGAGAACATAATCGGGGCTGCCACAACGATGAAGAAAGCGTTGGGGATGGTGGAAGAAGACGAGATGGATGAGGTAGAAGTGAGTAGCGAGTGGCAAGAATCACCGCACATCCACAGGCATGAGCTATCTAACAACTGGTTCATCGACAAAATCACCTTAAACCAAATTTGACCATGTACAAAGCTCAAAACCAATACGGAGTTAGAAGGCTCTTCCATCATTTGACAGAGGCCTGCGAGTTCGCGGGCAAGTCGTACCATTCAGTCTACCGGTCCTTCAAGCTTGGAAAACCGGTAGACGGGATTGAAGAGGTGGAAGAGGGCCTAGTGCATACAATCAGCAGGGAGGAAGTATTCGAGGCTTTCCGTTCTGACATGGGAAACGCGGTATACACCCACATGGAGCCTGACGGGTCAATCCTTTTTGTTTAGTACCTTTGGCAATGATGAAAGTCAGCAAGCTAAAAGCCAACCCCTCCAATCCGAGGGTTATCAAAGACGAGAAATTCAAGAAGCTCGTCAAGTCTTTGCAGGAGTTCCCCGAAATGATGGAGAAACGCCCTATGGTGTGCGTTACCGATGTAGACGGGAGAATATACCCTCTTGGCGGAAATATGCGCTTACGGGCCATCCAAGAGCTAGGGATGAAGGAAATACCCGATGCTTGGGTTATGATGGCAGACGATTGGACAGAGGACAAGCGCAGGGAGTTTACCATTAAGGACAATGTAGGCTTCGGGGAGTGGGAGTGGGATCAGCTCGCCAATGAGTGGGATGCGGAGCTGCTTGTTGATTGGGGATTGGATGTTTGGCAGCAGGCAGAAGAGCCTGATTACTCAATACTCGATGAAGAGGACGTTGATGGACAACTTCGCGACATGGCTGGTGGGGTTAAGAAAGCTATTCAAATAGAGTTTGAACCTGAGCATTATGAAGAGGCTTATGAGCTGGTCAAGTATTGGAGGGAGCAAGGGGGATACGTTGGCGGGATGATAATGGAGTTTCTGAAAGCAGAAAAGGCGAAGGGATGAAGTTATCAGAGGGCAAAATAGACGGGATAAGATTCTATTATCGCGAAGGGTTCTCCGACCTTAAAACATTTGAGGAGGTTATCGGAAACAAGACCTATCTAAAGAAAGGCATGACCATTGAGCGCGGTGAGCGTTGGATGGATTGTGGCGGCAATGTTGGGGCGTTCGCATTACTGGCGTGTTCATACGGTGCAAATGTGACCGTGTACGAGCCTGACCCCTTCAACTGCAGGATGATTGAAAAGAACCTTGCGCTAAATGGATTCACAGCAACCGTAAAACAGGCCGCACTTGTTCACGATGACAGGCAGAGCGTTATTCTGTTCATCGGGAATAACAACAACGTATGGCGCAACTCCATCGTTAAAAAGTGGAACAACAAAGGCGTGAAAGTTCCATGCCTAAACTTCGACAAAGAAGCGAGTACATTCGACTGCTGCAAAATGGACATAGAGGGCGCAGAGATGCCTATCCTCGAAAATACGTCAAAGGTGTTCAATAAACTGGTGTACGAGTGGAGTTTTGATATTGACGGAAGTTTGTCACGTTTTTGGAATATTATTGATAAGCAATTACTTGTCTATAATATCAGCTATGAAAAACACAGAACGTGCCATGACGATAAAAGGGAGGCTGTTTGGCAGAAGAGTTGGTTTCCCGCTTGTACTAATGTTTTCGCATTCAACAGATGAAGCGCATAGACCTAACACCCGTTCAGCATACCCGCAAGATGGGGGATGTTTGCGAGTACATTGAGCCGAACGTAACAGAGGACTGCATCTTTTACGCAGATGGCAAGGCCATCGGGTTCTACTTGACGAAGATGCCTGAGAAGATGTGCAAGCTGGCAAACGTGGCGAATGCGGAGTTTAGGAGTGAGCGAGTGCCTAAAACGATGATGGACAGAAAAAGACCTCTTGGAGATGGTCAGTACCTTGTCGTGAGCCAATACTCAACAATTTTAGGAGGATGCCCACCAAAGCCACATATGCGCAGGCCATACCCGACTATTTCAAGCGTTCACTCAGTAAAAACAGCGCAGACGTTCATCAAAGCAATGCTAATGCTCGCAAAAGAAAGCGAGGCATTGATAGCCGAATTGATGCCTGAGCAGTATACAAAGCAATTAGAGGCTTTTAAATCCGTTCCGGAAAAGTGGAAGTTCGGCAATCTGTTCACATCCTCAATTAGCAATTTCAATATAAGCGCACCCTTCCACAGAGATGCTGGTAACATCACCGAAACTGTGAACGTGATAATCTGCAAGCGGATGAACTCTAAAGGCGGTGATCTTCATGTGCCTGACTACAACGCCACCATCGGACAGGTAGACAACTCAATACTGGTTTACCCAGCTTGGCGAAATATGCACGGGGTTACACCTATCATACCAACTTTTGAAGGCGGGTATAGAAATAGCCTTGTATTTTACCCTCTGAATGCGTTTGTAAACAAATAAGTATGGCCTACGATAAAGCGAAACTATACGAGCAGGCAAAGGAGGCCATCGAGAAGAACAACCTATTCTTCATCGAGGACATAGTAGCGTTCATTCCATGTAGCAAGCAGACCTTTTATGATTACTTCCCTGTGGATTCTGACGAAATGGACACCCTAAAAGAGATGCTAGAGCAGAACAAGATCAAGACGAAATCAGGCATCAGGGCCAAGCTATGGAAGTCAGAGAAGGCCGCAGAGCTGCTCGCCCTCTATCGCCTTATAGCCACACCCGAAGAACACCAGAAGCTCAATCAAAGCTACATTGACCACACGAGCAAAGGGGAGAAGATCGAGATCACTCGGAGGGTGATAACAGGCAATGAAAATTGAACTTTCATACACGCCCCCTCAGCTTGAAATCTTCTTTGGCAGTCAATCGAAATTCACGGTAGTCACAAAGGGCAGGAGATTCGGTGCTACGCATGGGGCCGCACACGCCTATATTGAATGGGCGTTAGAAGGTAGGCGGCTTCTTTGGGGCGACACCATCAACTCAAACATAGACCGCTACGTTCAAAGGTATTTTGAGCCAGCGATGAAAGCGCACAAAGTTCCATACACATGGAACAGCCAAAAGAAAGAGATGCGCATCGGCACGGGGCATATTGACTTTAGGAGCGCAGACCGCCCCGAGAACTGGGAGGGCTTTGGTTACGATGTCATATTTCTGAATGAGGCGGG